TTTCATAAACTTGGGGAATGTGTTGGATGCTTCGTCGCCGATTGTGTCATACAGTTCAATCACATTCTCCACACTCCAGGGAATGTTTCCTGCCTGAATATCTTTCTTAAGCGTGGTATATGCGGAGAAGTATGCGGAGTCTGTATCGCCATAGATGATCGCCTTGCCCACATGATCGTATTCTCCCGCAATGATCTCATTGATCTTAGCCGCCATGTGTTTTGTGATTTGGCGACCAGTCAGTGTGGTGGATTGTCCAATCCTGTTATCAAAGAAACGGCATCCAGGATTGAGAATCGCACCATACAGGCTGTTCAGGTTAATCTTTTTGACCAGCTGTCGCTTGTCCCAGTATTCTTCTTCGATGTCATTTCCTGCGTTGCGAACTTCCTTCAGCTTGGCCTGCATTTCCTTACGTTCTTTATACCAACGTGCCAGCAGTCCTGGAATGATACCTTCGAACTCGTAAGTAAAGATAGTGCCGTTTGCACTCAGCACCCAAGGCTGATTGCTTTCGAAGATCAAATCATAGATCTGTGCGGCACTGAGTGTGTCTGACTCGCCACTTTCCCAGTCAATAGTTAGTTCTCTGCCAACTTCACGGTTCATCACAGCTTCGTATTCTACTGAACCAAACTTGCCTTCCCATGCGTTAGCAAAACTTTTTCCCTTGCCCATTTCGGTTTCAATCATTGCCCGTGTGCCGTCTTGGCGCAGTTGTCCCACAATGGTCTCTGGCCCCATGTTCAGCGCACGAATCACACTTGGATAAAGTGAGTTGATATCCACTGAACCTACCCATTCGTGGATGCCTTTCTTGGGATATGCAACATACGCACCCGCCGCAGGTTCTGACCCTGGCTCACGACGTATTCTGTTTGGAACAACCATGCCGCGTCTGTGCGCTTCGTTGATGATTGCCTGTTCCGTCACAGCAACCGCACCCATTGTGGTTTGAATAAGCACCGTGTTTTCGTGTGCGATGGTATTTGCTAGGTCAATGAACTTTAACTTCTTGTCCAGCTTGTCCAGCAGTGCGGTATCCTGTCTGTTATATTCGATGAACTTGCGGAAATCATTGTTGTATAGTTGATCCAGTGTGCCTTCATACACAGTTTTGTTTTCGCCAATCTCCAGTTCGCCAATCGCATCCAATCGATATGTGTGGCGTTCTTCGTAGTTGTATTTTCTATACAGCTCGAGGCTGTCAATGTGTATGCGTCCCACAAGATCGTATGTCTGCGAAGTTTTGCCAAACTTTTCATATTCACGTTTTTTAGGCAGTTGATTCCAAAGGCAAAATCTACGGGTATCTTCCTTGCTTAATACTTTGATCACACGATTGACGGTGTATGGAATATCAAAGCCTTCCGAGTTCCAACCGCTCAGTGCATCGGCGTCTTCAATGAGATCGAGGAATGTGTCCAGCATGTCCGCTTCATTGTCGAACAGCATGGTATTGTCAAAGTCCGCCACCTGTGCCTGCGCTTCTTCCATGCTGAGTGTTTTTGGCGGAATAGCCAAACACACTAACGTGTCCATCCATTGTAGATGAACGGCGATTGCGGTGATGGGCATGAATGCATCTTCTGGGGCCGCATAGCCGCGCTCTGGATCGAAATCAACCTCAATATCGAAAAACGCAACATTCAGTTTAGGTGCATCTGAGTTGAGGTAGTTGTCTTCTAAACAGCGATAGATTGGATTAATATCGCTTTCATACAGCTTTTTGTTGCTGTGAATCGCCAGTTCTTTGCGCAGTTCTTTGATGTTTTTGCAACTTACACGACTAACGGGTGTGCCAAAGATGCTTTGAAACTTGCCACGGGCGTCTTCATAATAGAACAAGTGCCGTGCTGGGAACTCTTTGAAGTGTCTCTGTCCTTTGTCGTCTCGTTCGACGACACGGATAATGTCTTGATCACGATCATAGATCGCATCAACATAACTCATGTTTTCTCCTTGTTGCGACTTCCGGCTCGCTTGACCTTGTGGTGCGGTTTATGGCCCTGCCTACCTTGCTACTCAGATTATTTATTCGTCTCGATCCTCTGGGAGATTTTTTGTAATGCCTAGGATGCCTTCGATTTCTTCCCACTCTTCTTGATGCTTATACCACTCGTCCTTGTGGGCGATTTTGATACTCTTGTTGATAATGGCGGGCTTGATTTGAAGTTCTTCCGCAACAGCCTTGACGGTTTCTTTCAGACCTTCTTGTAGGTCTTCAACTTCTCTCAGCACGTTTGATCCTTCGCGAATCAATCGTTCCAGTTTTGCCTTTTCTTCGGGCCCGTAGATTTTTGCCATAGTTGTTATTCTCCTTGATAATAAATAGATTATACAGCCACAAAAAAGGCTGGTCAAGTGTTATTTGCCAGCCTTAAATGTTATTCTGATTCGTTTAGAACGTCTGTGATTTCGAAGTCACCGCCATTGCGCTCATACAGCAATCCTGCATACAGCTCTGCTTTACGACCTTCGAACTTTTGATTTGCTACCCGTGTTGCCCACTTGTAAAGTGCGGTATCCACAAAGTTAATGGTTTGCTGACCACCGCTTTCACGAACCACACGCACCGCATCTTCAAATCCAAGCTTGTCTTCCTGGAAAAGTTTTTCAATGCTTTCGTTTATGCTTTCGTTCATACCAGCCTTGCCTTCTTCGCCTTCGATGTAAGCGTGAAGGTTCATGATATTACCATGCATACGGCTTAGCTTGTTCTGCATCCACTCTGGCATTGCCATACCGCGATTTAGGTAATCTTCGATTTCATTAGCCGCATACTTTATAAACTCCAGTTGCCCCATAGCCATGTCTATAGCTTCGTCTCTGTCCTGACGATCTGGCTCAACTGATAAAGGCATAACTTGATCTGGATCCATAGGCATATCCATATTTGTGTCTATTTCCATATCCATGTCCATTTCGTCTTCGTTCATAGAGGCATGCTTGGCAGCCATCTGCTTCTTGTATTTTTCAGAACCTTTAGCGTGCTTGCTCTTGCCTTCTTCCACTGATTCGTTTTTGTTAGCAATGGCTTTTTGTAATCCTTTTGGCAGTTTCTTCTGCTTGTCAGTCAATCCTTTAGAATCGTTTTTGTCATCGTCGTCTTTGTCAGCATCTTTAGCGGCGTCCTTCATAGGCTCTTTCTTGTCGCCGTCTTTGTCAAGATCAAGGAAGTCAGGCTTTGACTTTGCTTCTACCATTTCTTCAAACGCTTTGCGGAAACCATCACGGTCAAAACTTTCTTTTTCGCCTGTCAGTTCTGGATCGTCTAAAGCACTACGGGTCATGCGATCTGTTGCTTGCTGTTGTAGATCTTTAAGTGGAATAGCATCAATGCCAAATATCTTCATTACTTGTGCATGAACCTTGTCAAAGTCTTCTGGATCTTCTAAGTCGCCCGAATCTTTCGAAAACATTTTATTGGAAACTTTATCGTAAAGTTTTCTTAGGAACATGCCTTCTTCGCCGATGCCCATTTCCATTTTCATAAGCAGTTCGTCTTCCCCGTCTGGACCATCGGCCATTGCTTGCAGTTTGTCCATTATGTCTTGCTCGTCTGCTTCTTCAAGACCGCTAAGTTTTCTAATACCGTTGAGATCTTCGTAGCTTTCGTTAGTTTTCTTTTTAGGAATACCTTTGTGCTTTGTGCCAGCAAAATCTTCAAGTTCTTTTTCGCTCATGTCAAGCATTTCTTTTGAAGCACCTGTAAGTTCGCTCTTGGGAATATCACCACGCTTGGCAGCAAGTGCAGCACCGGCTGCCTTTTGCTGTGCCTGTGACACTGCTTTCTCATCTAATCTGTCGATAGTTTCTAGTAAAACTTTAAAGTCCATGTTATTTCTTACCTTTTTTCTTTCTGCCGGCGCAGTGCGCTCGCTGACTAAAGCCTTTTGGATTTGCACAGTTTATGGAACTCTTGTATTTCGCACTCCACTTTTCTCGCAAAATCTCATGTATAGTCATATTTATCTTTTTACGGCGCCTTTTCCAAATAGGCTGGTGCCCATATCCAGTGCATTTACCGCCGTGCCGTCCCGTTTCTTTGGTTGTTTAACCTTTGGCTGTGGAGGCGCTTTTGTGCCACCGTGACCGCCGGGCTTGCCCAAATATGATTTCTTGCCACGGGCACTGCCTGGTGATAGATGCGGTGCTTCAACACTGGCAATGTTTCCTGCGCTGGTTGTGCCTGCTGTGGCTGATTCGTCTAAATCATCGCCTTCTTTCATTGGAAACACATGCTTCTTCCACTGACCATAGTTCATCTCACCATTCTGATCTCTGAAATAAACAAATGTTTCATCACCTTGTGTTCCAATCTTCTTTACCTTGCCTACAGCGCCATTGCGATGTTTAACCATATCACCAGGATTGGGTTGGTCAGGATCGAAAAATCCACCTTCTTCTAAACCTTGGTCGGCGATTTTCATGCCTATATCAACGCCTCTGTCGTAGGCTCCTACGTGAGGTCCATAGGCATCGCCTGCACCGCGATCACGGTATCCACGCTTACCGTCATTTACACCAGTCATAAAATAACCAGAACTTGCAGGATCTAAATCATACCCGTGCTTTTTGGCAAGAGCCATGATCTTGTCCAGTTTTGCTTTGCCCTTGGCGGCTCTTTCAGCATCCGCCTTAGCTTTGTCTTCTATATCTTGATCACGCACCTTGCCCAATATATCAGCCATCTTGGGATCCATTTTGCCCAAGTCTGATACATCCGCTTCTGCAATAACTTCTCTAATCTTCATTACACTATTTACCCTTTTTACGGCCTCTACGCATGTTTAACTGCCAACGAGCCAGTCTACCTTTTTCACCACCTGCTTTGGCGGCTTTTTCTAACTGTGCTATTGTAGCACCTTTCGGAATGCCCACACGCTGTGACAACCCCTTTCTTCCAGGATTTTTACCATCAGCAAAGTTTTCTAATATATCATACTCGAAGTCATAATCGCCATCATCGTCATCGTCTAATGCGGCTTTAAGTTGGGCTTTGGTAAGATAGTCGCCCTCTTCAAAAGGACTTAATCCTGGATCGGTCACAACAGCATACGCACCTTTGGGTGGCCCTGAATCGACATCATCTGCTGTGATCTGTGTTAGTTTTCGAGGATGACTGCCTACATACACAGGAATGTTCTTTGCTAAAGCAAGACGTGCTACTTCGAGATTATTTAAATAACCTTTGTTAATATCTGGCAGTATCACGGCTTTTATCATATCCAACGGAATAGGCTTGAGCACATATTCTTCCGACTCTACCCTGCGTTCGTCATATGTAGGATTTTGTGTGTCTATGGGAATGATCTTTTGGCGAGATGCTAACTTGGCTTGATCAATCACAAACTTGTGCGGAGCCCAGTCATAATGAAAATCTCTGGTGAGGCTGATTTTTGGTCCTATTTCACGTTCTTGTTCTGTGGGTTCGTCCATTATGTCTTTGTCTGGCATGCTGACATTTATTTTGCCACTGCTCAATATCTTATCACCGTCGTTGCTGTTGTGATATAGATCAGCCATTCGCCTTTCGGTAAGTTCAAACTCAAATAATCTCATTTTGCACGCTCTTGTTTTTTCCGATCGCCTGTCCGTGGATTATAGAATATTTTATACCAAGGATTTACGGCAACGAGATACCAATCTCGTGGATTGTCACATTCTCCGCAACATTTTGGAGTTCCGCAATCGACGTGTTCTTTTGGGTCAAACTGCTCTGCCATCACTTTTCCTGTATGAATTGCACGACTTTTTTGAGGAAGCGTTTCAGCGTGGGATCACCCGACCGAAAACTGTCAAGATAACGGGCAAGATCACTGTCTGGTGTTGCCCCCATTCCTGCTTTGATCTGATCCACATTTCTCGCAGTTCTCAAAGTATCAATGGCTCGTTTCTTGTCGTTGCGAGCATCACGCATCAGCCTA